GGCTTTTGAATAGTCTATCGGGGTTAGTGCTGCTCTGTATGCGTCAAGGTATGGCTGATTGATAGTTGTCTCACGCCGTCGTCTTGCTAGAGCTATATTTGAGGCAGTAGGTGATGAACCATCTCGCCACATGTGATCGTACCTATGATCTCTATCGAATTTATCGACTGCTGTGGTTTGTTCGGCGGTTGGCTTGGTTGAAAATAGATTAAGCAGATTTTTACGATTCCTCATATAATCAACAAATTTCGTTACTACCTTTAGGCCGGGCTTACGACCACCCATGCCTATTCTTACCTTTTTACCATACCTCGGGTCATAGACCTCTCGGAAGCGGTTACCGGCATCATCAATAAAAATCTCATCTTCAGTATCAATATACTTATTTTTTTCGTTCCACTTGGCCAACGCAGCTTTCTGAACGTCTATCGGGTCCAGGTCGCTGCTCCCCCACTCTGCTACTGAAAAGGGGCCACCGCCCCATCTAACATTTAATCTTTCCCCTTGACTTTCCGCACCAACAAAGGCGCCGCTGGAATCATACATACCAGGACCTGCCGCAGTACCGGCTGCAAGTGCTTCAGCATAGTCAGAACCCGCTGGAACCCATTGACCGCCAGGAGTCATTATCCATTCGTTTCCCGCTGCGTCTGTAACGGTATTGCTAATACTGTCTTCCGCTTCCTCGTCATCGTCCCATAAACTCGCCAAAGGGTCCGTTCTTGGCGCCCATGTCGGGAGTGTAGAGGGGGTGTATCCCTGTAAGTTGTTCCAGTTCGTAGTTGGAAAGTCGCTTTCTGTATAATAGGCCATTATGACTTCTTCTCCATTTTATAACTTTTCCCACGCTGGTGATCCATCATCTATATAGGCATAGATGCCACGACCAGACCCTGGGTCCCAAGAGGTTCCATCCGCATACCTTATGTCACCATCCCTGGGCTTGCTTGGCGCTACGAATGTTTCTTCTAATCTGAATGTGTCTAAATTAAAGACGATATCTCCTAACCTATTTAACTCGTTGAAGAGGTAATCTGGTAGTTCTTCGGGGGTTACAGGGGCTGGGTTGGGCGACCACCTGTTAACACTCTTTACATCTTTAGATGGGGCGTTAGCCATTAGTACGCCCTGCCACCTCGTCTACCCCTTGGGGTTACTTCAAATTCCATCCCGTGTAGTTTCCAATCAATATCTGACGTTGACTCAAACTTTACACCAAAGAACTTTCCTGTTACCCGGCAGGAAACCTTTGACTGACTGTTGGGGTTAAACAGGTACGGCGTACCGCCAGTGTCTGCGTTCCAAACAACCCCATCTTCTGTGGACATCTGGCTACCGATATACACATTAATAGTATTGTCTCCTGACACCTCCAGTTTGGGCCATACAGCCGAGACAAACTTTTGTGCTGAGGGGTCACCAAGATCATAACCAGTTCGTTCAATATAAGAGGTCATGTTAGTACCGTCTTCCTGATTACCCCTATCATCTCTGTACAGTTTTGGCATATCAACATAGCCACCACTTGAATAAGCAGTATAGGCAGAGCCATTAACAGTAGTAGTTAGGGCGGAATCACTGTATAGAGCAAATGTCGTGGTCGAATATCCGGTAACCTTTGCGTAATAGGTCTGAGCGTTTATCTGAGTCATACCTACAACACCGCTTATAGAGACTAGATCACTGTCGGCAAGACCGTGAGTTGTAGAAGTAATAACTACAGGGTTAGCAGCAGTTGCCCCGCTTATGGTAGCCTTCTGGTCTGGTTTGGCGAACACCAGATTTTTCAGAACATTGTCGTAGTTGCCTGTTCCCCATATTCCCGCACCAAGATTCCATATTTCTGCATGGTCATTCCATGTTGTTCCGGTTGTTATAGCGGCAATGCCAGAGTTAATGTGATATAAATCAGGAATATCTCTTAATGAGAAGGTGTTATCTTTCCAGTTCCATATTAAAGCCTTGTTGGGTATTGCGGATATTCCCGCAGGATAACAGGCAAGCATCTCATTCCTTGCGTAGTCTGCCGCCACGAATACCTTCTCGTAGTTATCCCCATTTAGATCAGAGAACATCTCCCTGCGTAGTTTGTTAGGCAGGAGTGGTGTAACCTGCTGACCGTTTGTTACATAACAGTCCGAGTTTCCTATAAAGAAATGACCACCCTCAAACTCAGCTACAGCATTTTTAGCCAGCAATCCTATAGTGGGAGATAGCAACTTAAATGAAAAGATGTAGGGAGTTCCCACAAAGTTCATAATATAGATTGAATCTTCTTTGTAAATTAGAAAGGAGTCTCCATAAGGAAGCCCATCAATTATCTTTCCGGGGGTATCTGTGAGTTGGTACTCTCCCGCATCTAGTACGGCATCATTTTCTGCCCAAGAATTCGGAGGATTCAAGGCCGCTGCCTCTGTTGACCACTTTACTAGGTTGGGGTATTCAGTTCCACCGATCTGCCAATTCAATCCCACAAGGAAAGTTCTAAATGAAGCTATAGATTTGCAATAACTGGTAGCTGAAGGCCAGTTTTTCAGTTCCCTGAGAGGAGTAGTCGTACTAGGAACCCCACTCGACAAAGGCCACATCTGCGCTGTATCGTATCCATTGGTGGCAACCAACAGACCGTTTAGTAGAGTTACTCTCCAGTTCTGTTTGACCGTTGCGTTGTATAGGACATCTCCGGTAGCCGTACTTCCTACAGGGGTGACAGTTTCGTCATCAGGGTGAGCATTAGCTACTGTTAATGTGCTTAAAATATTGGTTCCTGTATTGTTCGCACCATAGGTGATTTCCTCATATAGGTTAGTAGAGGCATCAGCGGTTAGGTTTGTTCCTATCGCAATCGTCCCAGAAGAAGGAAAAAATGAAGTATCATCCAAGACTATTGTTGTAGCAGAGGCTGATAAAGAACCATTCAACTGACCTGTCTTCTGTCTGGTAATATCCAACCATGCACTACCTGTCCATACTGCTGCATTACTGATACCAAACGCAAGCCAATGATATGTTCCGCCATTGTCAAGGAATGGGAAAACATAGTACGCCCCAAACGGGAGGGTAGCAAAAACCTCCTCGTAACCAGCGCACTTCTTTACACCGTTATCGAGGAACCTGACGTTGTTACCATCGCTCCATACATTGGGCGGTAGTTGATACGGGGGTGTATCCCGTATAATCCCTACCTGTCCAACATCATTGATTGGTATTAGCTGCATTATTCAGGCGGCATAGGCCAAGTTATATTAAATGGATCGGACTGATCGGTAACATCTCTCAACTCCTGCCGGTAGGTTTCCCATTCTGTTCTCTTTGAAGCATCCATTGGTACGTCTGGTAGCACAGTCCAATCACAAGCCTGTAGTTTTTTATCTCTATGGAACCTTACAGTCTTCCACTCTTCGGGATTCATCTGGGCCTGTACAGCAGACCAAGATGGTTTCTTAGACGGGTCTGAAAATATAACTTTACTTGCGTAATCAGACTCATCCGCAATATCCCCCATAATACGGAATCCACCACTAACAGCCGCTGAAGCTATGACATTTCCCCAGAAATTAATATTCATTCTTCTACCTCCAAACAGATCATAGAACCTTGGGTATATGTAATACCACCGTCATCATATTCTCTAATCGTTCCCCATATATCAAACGTATAAGTGGTTCCAGAATCTGGTGTTGGTCGGTTACCAGAGGTAACTTTCCAAGTATGGGTAACGCCGTGAAGGGAATCCCATGTCGGGTTTGCAGCATGGTCCACATCATCAGTAAACGCCCATTGGATAGCGTCCGTAGTACCCACTATTAATGTGCCAGAAGTATTAGCCAACCTAACCCACGCCTGAAACGAACCGCTGTCAAAATTATTCGCAAAGTTCGCTTGCCCGTTGTAGGTTATATAAAATGTGCTTGAGGTAGATAGTGCGGTATGGGTAATCGTTTGGCTGGTGTCAAAATAAGTCGGACTTTCACCCCTCATGTAACCACTGGAGGCAGGTAAATTATAAGAGACTTTTAGAAGCCTACTCCCCTCAGAAGCCAGTAGTATTATCCACGCATCATTGGCCTCATTACGGATTTTAATCAGATCATTTGTAGTATCAAACCAAATCAAACCTGCAGATGTAGATGATGGATCAGTACCTTTTGTATGTATTCCATTTATCGCTGCGTCCGCATTAGGCAGGGATGCCTTTAGAACAGTTTTGATGAGGCGTAAATGATCGTCGCCCTGACTGATCGCGTCAGTTCCGGGCGGATTTGCAGATACGAGTCCGCTAATGAATGATGCGCTTTCTAATGCCATAATTTAACTCCAGCCTAATGATACTGCGTGTATTCTTGTTGATTTGGCCGCTGATTGATTTAAGGTTTCTATCTTCCAACGCATGGATGTACCAGATGTAATTCCAGAAAGATCAACGCCATTAGCGGTTAAGACAGTATGTCCTCCAGTAGTTCCTTGAGAAACTAGAGTTACGGCACTTGTATAGGCTGACCCATCCCTACTAATATACGCTTTCAAATCGGTGTTAATAGTCGCAGTTCCCGCACCGTTAGTATAAGTAATAACCAGATCACCTGTAGTTGGTGCGCTTTGTGCTGTTTGTGCGTTGGATATAAGTGTCATATTAGTGTAAGTAACGGATTCAAAAGTAACACTATTCCATTGGCTAGTGCTACTTGGATCAAGGTCAGCAACTTTCACCCATGTTCCACCAGTACCTCCGGTGTCTGTGGAATCATACTGAATTGCCCATTGTGCATTTGTACTATTGGAACCCATGTAAAATTCCATTTGCGTAAGGGATTTTTCAGTTCCTGATCCAAAGTCAATCTGCACCCATGCAGTAGCCTGGGTGCCATTGTCATCTAACCAGTAATTAGCGTTATTGCCATCAAACATATTAGACCAATCGGTATAAGTTATATTCAAACTTTCGGTTCCAGCACCTGTGCTTAGATTACCTGAACCCAATCCTCCGATTGTTCCACCTGCATCTGATACCCGCGCCTCCATATACCGGTGTTGCGATGCCGTAGGTGTATTTTCAAGTACCGCTCTCCAGTACTGGTAGGCTGCCGGGGTACTTCCCGCATAATACTTTCCAGCTGTATTCCTATTTTCTCCAGTTGAGGCAGAAGCATCTACTCCAGAGGTATCTTCAAAGGAATCAACTGATTGATCGACTAGATTATATCTAGCAAGGTTTCCATTCGCTTGGGTCTTAAAAGCCAATAATGCGATGTCATCCTTATTTGAGGTTATTCCAGAGGTATCTACAGCAGCATAAGTCTGAGCACCCGTAAGAAACGTACTGGATGAGGCTGAACCTGATCCTAGTCGTGCTGTGGGTACAGTACCGGACGCGAGGTTAGTTGCGTTTGTAGTGTCAGTAGCCATCTTACTGTTGGCTATTCCAGCAGACGCATTTATATCGGCATTGACAATGGTTGTCCCTGCTATTTTAGCAGAGGTAACCGCATCATCCTTTAGCATTGCAGTAGTTACCGCATCATCAGCAGGGATGGTTGTTTGCGCTGGTTTATTTCCTACATAACTCATATTATGACCATCCTAGTGATACTGCTTGAATTCTCGTAGTTGTTCTAGCCATTATTTAGTATCTTCAGGTGGTGCTAAAAATGTATTGTCCTCTGGATTGTAGGTATAATTTATTCCAGCATATATATGAGGGGGGTCGTCTAAGAAAGTTTCTACCCAATGAACTGGATCACCCACCGAACCTTTATTGATAAATTCTTGGTCTGCAACAATTACACGCCTTACAATATTATTTTTTACTTGAGCAAAATGCGACATTAGTTATTACCCCTTATACGGTGTAACGTATAACAACAATACCAGAACCACCTGCGTAAGCAACGGTCATTCCACCACCGGCACCGCCGCCCCCACCGCCACCAAAATTTGCGGTTCCAACTGAGCCGCCAGCACCACCGCCGCCAGAGCCACCACTTCCAACAGCCCCAGATCGAGTGCTACCACCACCCCCACCAGCGTAGGTTATATTCACTCCTGTTCTGTATAAATTATCTTTGCCGTTACCGCCATTACCGCCAGCGTCACCAGCAGTTGCGGCACTTCCTGCTGCCCCAGCACCACCACCACCGCCTCCAGAGTAACCCGGCGCAACATATCCGCCACCAGCACCGCCGTCATTACCAAACCCATATGTTCCAGAATCTCCAGACTGAGTTGTTTGTATTTCTCCTCCGCCGGAAGTTCCGTAGTAACCACTACCACCACCACTACCACCATCAGCAGCAGTTGTGGAGTGATATCCTGCTCCACCACCCATAGCAACAAGGTCTGTCGAATTGAATGTCGTGTTAGAACCAGTAGTACCATTACCAGCGATTGTCCCACTGGATGCACCACCCGCTCCTATAACAATGGCGTAGGTAGCAGCCGATAGAGTCATTCCGGCTTGAACAATCATTCCACCTGCTCCACCGCCTCCACCGGAGCCGCCGCCCCCTCCTCCGCCGCCAACCATCATAATGTCAAGAGTACCACCTGCGCTAACAACAAAATCAGCACTTGTTAAAAATGTGTGAACTTGGTATCCAGCATACGAAGATTCTGTACCCCCGCTTGCTGCAACCTGCCTAGAAATAAGCTCGGTGGTTGAACTGGTAGCGGCTACCCATCCTTGCGTAGCATCAACATAAACTAACCTTAGACCATTTCTTGCTCCACCAACGGTGGCATCGACCGTAGTACCTTTCAAATTCAATGATTGAGGGTCTAGGGTTATAGCATTAGAATTCCAAGTGCCAGCATAATCAACCAACTCTATTGTATCGCCAACACTTGCAGATGCTGGTAGGGTAACGGTGCAAGCGTTAGAGGTTGTGTTGATTGGATAACCATTGCCAGCAACAGCCGTTAAGGTTGTTCCTGTAGTAACGGCTTGCCATGATGACCCGCCTGATACCTCTTGCCAAGAACCATCCCCCCTTAAAAATGTACTTGAGGAGGCTGAACCAGAACCCATACGAGCAGAACCCACTGTACCAGATGCAAGATTAGACGCATTAGTCGGATCAGTCGCCATCTTTGCAGTGGTGACCTCGCTATCTGTAACGTCTTCAGTTCTTATAGTTGTTCTAGCCATTATTTAGGGTACTTTGCTTTGACTGATTGTCGTTGTGCTTCCAGTTCCATTATTGATGCCATGCGTTCCTCTACTACTCCTTCCCATAGGGCTACGGTGAGTTCGTTAAGGGATGGGTATTCTGCTTGTCTGCTACGAGCATAAGCCGCACCATCCCAAGCCTCCTGTCTTGCGACAAGTTCTGTAGTCAGTCCTGACTCAGTAGGTTTATCGTCAGCACTATGTATGACAAGATTTGCATACACTTTATTTTTACTATCAGACCAACCAAACCAACAGCCGGTATGTAATGTTGCCAAGACATCTTCTATATGATCCGGCCTCCCATTAATATCCATTATGTTGTTCCTAATTGCTTAAATACAGCGTGTGTTTCATTGTGATCCGTATCGCCTTGACAAGTATTAGCAGCCTGCTGGGTATCAATACCAAATCTAACTTTACATTGTGCTGTATCTGTTACATCAAATATAAAATGAGAAGTGGACGTTGCCTCTCTACTTAAACCGAAGTTGCCATTACTAGTCCTTGTAGCTATAAGATATGAAGAATTATCTATTGTGGTTTTTATACGTGCATTATTAAATGATGTCCCTAAGTCAGTCGCACCATAACTCTGGAAAACAAAAATAATTTCCCATTTGCCTGTATTGGGAAAGGTAAACACTCCACTTGATTCTGTCATTGCATCGCCTACTCTCGCAGCACCATCAGTGTCAGCTTCTTCCCAGTTTAATATTGGGTCTGCATCTCCTGTAAAATCAGTTGTCATTCTCCAAGTACTAGCATTTGCTAAACCACCACTTATGGTTGCCCATACAGGATTAGCACCAGTCCCTTGAGTCTTTAGAAAATCTCCAGTCGTGCCAAATCCCAATCTTGCTGGCGCACCAGAGGCACCGTAGTACAGGATGTCTCCT